CGAGCGGGTCGATCGTCAGCACCGGCGTGCGCTGGCCGATCTCGCCCGCACCGAATCCGATGTTGGTATTCGGGTCCTCGCTCGACGTGACGTTCGCGCCATCGTTGAACGACCAGGTCGAGATCGACACCGGCTTGCGATTGAAGATGGCGACGTTCGAGGCGTCCGTGCCGCGCGCGAGATTGGGCGGCGCATGCTGCTTCAGCGCGGCCAGGCTGGGCACCGCCGCATCGGTCTTGCCGGCGAAGATACCGGTGAAGCTGAAGGCAGCGAAGCCGGGGCGCGCGGAGCGGCCGTCCAGGTTCACGACACCGCGGCAGTGCGTGTACTTGAACAGCACGCCGTCGCGATAGAAGGCGATCACCGCCAGGGGCTGGTCGGTGGTCTTGGCAGCCGCGTCGGCAGGCGTGGTGCCCGAATAGGTCCAGTTGGCCGGGATCGCCGCGCTTTCCGCCGTCGTCAGCGGCGTGTCGAACGTCTCCGACAGCGTGGCCACGCGGCCAGCGGTGTACCCCGTCACCATCGGCAAACGGCCGTTGTTCGCCGTGCCGCCGCTGAGGATCAGCGGCATGCCGACCAGCGCGCCTGCCGTGGCCGGAGCGCCATTGGCCAGCGTGGCCGAAGCCGCGCTGCCGGCGGTGAGCGCTGCTGCCGCGACGGCAGCCTGGAACTGGGCGCGCTTGCCGCAGGCCGAGAGCGCAGCGTGCAGCGGCGGCTTGACGGTAGAGGTATAGACCACCCCCGGCCCCGCGCCGCGGATGCGCGAGCGGAAGGCGAAGGTGGCGGCTTGGCCGATCACCTGCGCCGCGCCCGAGACCAGCGAGCCGGTCGCTTCGTTCGACTGTTCGGTGGTGAACGGCGAACCGCGGGTGATGCCGTCCAGCTCGATGCCGATGAAGTCGGTCGCCGGATCGGGAAGCGCGGTGTCATTGTCATCGGCCATGAGTCGGATGCCCACGGCGATGAACGCCGAGCGCTGCGTAGGATCGGACATGTTGGGTGCCTCCTTTAGGCGGGCTGGCTGGGATCGCCGCGGCGAGCGGCGAAGGTGATGGGCAAGTCGAGTGCGAAATACATGCGCGGGGCCGAAGCCAGCGGCGCGACGCCGATGGCCATGCGGCCTTCATCGATCGTTTCGACCAGGCCGCCGAGCTGATCATCCTCGCCCATCACGGCGAAGACGGCGGCGGCGTAGAAGGCATTCAGCTGCGCATAGGTCTCAGCGCCGCCGTCGCCCTCGAAATAGGCCTCCAATCGGGGCGTCAGGCCTATCGTGGTGGCGGACGCTTGCGCCTCGATCGGATCGTGGCCGTCATCGAATAGGTGGAAGGCCGGGAAGGCCATGGGATCGGAGGAGGGCATTACCTCCACCTCGGCGATGCCGGGCACCAGGCGCAGCCGGCGCTCGATCTCCGCGACGATCGCGGCGCGGCGCGCAGTCATGCGACCTTCTCCAGCACCGTCAGCCATGCGTCGACATTATCGTCGTAGGTGGCTTGCTTCGGTTGCCAAGTGATGCCGTCCCGCTCCAGACGATCGGACCGGACGGGCCTGTCGGGGAGATCGGCGCGAGCGATTTCCGCCGTGACCGTGCGGGTGGTGTTGCCGGCTCCCTGGAATGGATCACCGGGGGCATCGGTCCAGATGACGCGGAGTTCGGTCGGCTGTGCGAGGCCGCCCCCGGTGTACAGCACGGTATCCGGCGAGGCGGCGCGAATATCTGCCGCCGCCTGCTGCCAGGGATTAGGCATCGGAGCCGGTCGGCGCCGGTACGCCCGATCCGCGCTTGGCGGTATGGGCCTTAACCAGCTCGCTCGCGCGATCGGCGGCGATCTGCTTCGGCTTGTCGCCGATCGTCACGTCGGTGCCCGCGTCGATGAACGATCCATCGTTGGCCGTGGCCGGGCCATGAAGGTGAATGACGGACATATTGGTCTCCAAAAAGGCGCGGGCGGCGCTCCGAAGCATCGCCGCCCGCCCAGGCTGGGAGGAACACGGGTTCAGATGACGGGAACGAGCCGCACGTCGATCGACGTGGCGCCAGTGGTGGCGGCGCCCATGAAAATGCCGATCTTCGTGTTGTTCGTGGCGACGTTGGTGACGACACGGGCGGTGTTGTCCCAATAGGCGATCGTCTTGCGGGTGATCGCAACGGCCGCCTTGGGCAGGGTGAAAACGCCCCGCACCACGCCGACCACCGGAGCGCCGGAGGCCGCGTCGGCAGAGGCGACGGCGAATTCGGCGCCGTCGAGATAGCCCTGACCGCTCGCGACGGCATAGGGCGCGATACCGGTGATGTTGTCACCGTTCTGCGTGAAGTTCTTCATTGGGGATTACTCCTGCGGGGCATCCGCGCGCGCGATGCGCGCCTCGCGGATCTTGGTGAGGATGTCGTCCTTCTTGGTCGCATCGCCGAGGTCGATTTCCTCGGCCGCCGCGAGCTGCTTCAGCTCGGCGACCTTCATGCCGTCGAGATCCTCGGCCTCGGCCTCGAATTCGGCGGGTTCGGCCTTCCCTTCGGCGATCAGGCGATCGGCGTAATCCTCATCGGCGACCGAGATCGGACCTTCGACGGGATAGCGGGAGGCGCCGGCGATAACCGCCTGCGCGAGCAACAGGATAAGCTTCATTGGGGGCACTCCTTGGCGCGCCGGGATCAGAGACCCGGGTTCTTGTACATGCCGCGATAGTCGACGATCGCGGCGCCGACATCGAGGCGAGCCTTGGTCTTGACGCCGTCCACGTCGAAGCCGGGCTGCGTTTCGATGAACACGTCTTCCTGGCCTTCCAGGTGGGACAGTTCGATCGTGTCGATCGATGCCGGATCTGCGAACAGGTACCAGCTCTTGTCGGTGATGCGCGGCTCGACGATCAGCTGCAGCGAGCCGACGAACGGGTTCACGTTCGCCGTCTGCGTGGCAGCAACCGCGGTCAGGAACTGCTGCGCCTTCGTCTCCATCAGCGGCCCGACCACCAGATAGGCTGGCCGCACGATGATGAAGCCGCCTTCGACGCTCTTCTGCTGGCCCATGGCAGCGCGCCCAGCGGTGACCGAGTCCACGGTGATATCCGCGGCGGTGCCGAGGTTGCCGTGCTGCGCGGAAAACAGCGCGAAGCCGTCGCCCATGGTCGGGTTGCTCAGCACGAGGCCCCAGACCAGATCGCTTTCGAGATCGCGGGCCTTGTAGCCGAACTTGTCCGGCACGCGGGCGAACAGCTGTTTGTCGTCGTTGATGATGGCCTGCCGGGTGATGGCGATGATGCGACCATAGGTCTGCAGGCGGTAGGACATGCCGGTATCGGCCATCGCCCCGTAGGTGAACTCGGCGTTTTCCTGCACCAGCAGCAGCTGCGGCGCGTCGCCCAGGCCGATGATGTTGGTCTGCTTGAAGTCCGGCAGGGTGCCGGTCATCACGATCGGGCCGAAGGTCTGCGGCGCGGCGAGATAAGCCTGCCGAACGCGCTTGCCGGTGGCGCTGGAAAGCGCGTTAGCGAAGTCGCTGGTGGTGTGGGCGCCGTAGCGGAGGCCGAGGGCCGCGCCTGCGATCTGCAGGCGGCCCATGCCCGCGGTGGAGATGCCGGTGCGCTGCAGATAATCGCGCGACATCTCCATAAGGGTGAGGCCGCGCAGTTCACGGGCCCGCTCGACGTCGGCCGCTTCGAAACGCGCGCTGGGATCGGCGCGCAGGGTCACGGCGACTTCCACCGCGCGGCGATAGTCCTCGCTCTCGGTGCCGGCGGCGCCGACGCGCACGTCGATGCGCGGCTGCTCGCGCTGGCCCAGCAGGCGATCGCTGATCGCACGCTCGAACTCGGCTTCACCCAACGGGGTGGTCTCGTTTCGCTCGATCAGCTCGAGTGCGAAGTCGCTGCCGAGATCGGCCGAGCGCGCGCAGCGCTCGCGGATCTGACGGGCAGTGATTCGCCCTACGGGCGGCTCGGCCGCCGCAGGCGCTGCTTCGGCGCGCTGCGAAGGCGCGGCAGTGGCAGCGGCGATCGCGGCCGTGCTGGTCGAAGCGGGTGCGGCCGCAGCCGCGCCGCCGGGGAGGTTGCGTCGCATATCATCTTCCTCTTGGGTGGTGCCGTGTTGCGGAGTCCCGGATGCAGACCGAACCACGGCGTTCGGATCGGCGGGAACGGGCACGAGGCTGGCTTCCAGCAGCTCCCAGGCGACAGCGCGCCAGGTCTCGTGGTCATTTTCGTCGGTGGCGGTGATCTGCCACTTGGTGACGCGATATCCGATCGAGATCGCGCGCAGCTCGCCTGCGGCGACACGCGCTTCGATCGCGCGGCCCCCATCGGTGTCGGAAAAATGGAGCGTTCCGATCAGCTGGCCGCCTTCGATCCGCACGTTGGAGATGCGGCCGATGACGGCATTCAGCTCGCCCTGATTGTGCGTATCGAGCAGCGGGCAGATGCCCGCGGTTACGCGGCCCAGGTCGATCGCCGCTTCGCTGATCTCCAGCTCTTCGGTGAAATAGAACCGGCGCACGGCAGTGCCGGCGGAGAGGATGGCCTCGACCGTTCGCGCGGTGGCGTCGTAGCTCTCCGGGGTGACCGACAGGTCGCGGGTACCACGGCCATTCGCCTGCGGCTGACGGCGTTCCTGCGGGTCGCCCTGCTCGGGGGCGTTTCGCGTAAGGATGCCAGCGATCGCCGCAGCGGCCGCGCCGACCAGCAGCGCCTTCTTCCCCCATTTCGCGGGAGGCAACGGCGTGGTGACGACGCGGCCTTCCGGACGCGCCTCTTCGGCGGCGCCCTGCGGCGCCGGTTCGGACTTGCTCATGATGGTCTCCTTGCTAGGCGGCCGTGGAACCGGCATCCGCGCTGGCCGCGGCGTTCTGGGCTGGGCTGAAGGGATCGCCCTTGTAGTACAGGCCCTTGCCCTGCTGATTTCTCAGGTCGGCGGCAGTTTCGTCCATGAACACGTCATGATCGAGCCCGCGGGAGGCGAGCAGGCTGCGCCGGTTTTCGAGACCGGCCTGCATTTCGAGGATATCGGCCTCGGCATCGCCCTTGCGGTCGATCGACTTGCGCGGCGGCGGCGCCCAGCGGATCGGATAGGAGCGCTTACCGGTGCGGCCGAACTCATAGGCGGCCTGGCAGAACCAATCCCAGACACGGTTGAGCGCCACCGGGATCAGCGTGTTCCACTGGAAGCGCGACATGAAGGTGTCGAACTCCAGCGCGCCGGCCCGGTAGGACGAGAAGTTCACGTTGGACAGGTCACCGGTCATCTGTTCGTATGTCACCGACATGCCAGCCGCGGCTGCGAGCAGGTTGATCTTCACCGCATCGCCTACCCCGCCCACCGGCTTCGGATCGCTGAACTTGATGTCCTCCCCCTGTTCGAGCGTGAACACCATGCCAGGTTCGATGTTGTCGATCGGCGGCAGGCCGCCCTCCCGCTCTTCCCGCTCGCCGAGGGGACGCTCTTCAGCGTCCGAGCTCAGCGTGCGGAAGCCGGCGAAGCAGGCATCGATCTTGCGGCGGACCAGATCTGCGTCGAGCGTCTCGTCGATATCGTCGAGCCGCTTCACCACTGGCTCGAACGCCGAAATACCGCGCTTCTGGCCGATCTCCTCTTCGACGAAGAGGTGGATCACGTCCTCGGCCGCGAAGAACACCGGCGGCTTGAAACCGCGATAACGCGCCCGCGCAGTGTGGAACCAGTAGCCGGCGACGTTGCCGTCTTCGTCGTACTGGATGCCACCTTCGATATTGTCCCCGAACTTCTCCGTGGCCAGCATGCCGCCATCCACCAGCTGGATGCGGAAGGGCAGCACGGCTGCATCCCGCACCCACCGGCGGAGGATGAACACCTCGCCCTGGCGGAACATCGTTCGCACGCCCAGTTCCTGCTGGCCGTAGAAGTTCAGCCGACCACGGAAGTCGCTGACTTCCACCCAATCGAGCCAGAGCTGCGCCAGCGCCTTCGGCCCCTTGGGCGTGCCGGTGATGCCCCAGCCCACGGCATTGTTCACCAGCGCGTTAAGCGCCTTCTTGCCGTAGGGGTTCTGCGATGCGAGGCGGATGACGGTTGCCCGATCGAGCATCCGCCGCGGCCGCGCGTCGTTCGGATCGCCGGTGTTGATGTCGAAATTAGCCGCGCTGGCGCGTGTGCGGCGGCCCTGATGACGCTCGACGGCCGAGAGTTCCTGGACGCGCACGCGCGCCATGGCGCGGCGGGCGGCCACCCCCGGCGCGACGGCGGCGATCGAGCGTTCCAGCCAGTTCATCGGCGGCACGTCCGAAGCACGACCGACCGGGTGCGGCGGCTTCCGCGCACGGCGGCTTGATCCAGCTCCGCCTTGATGGTGTTGCGCACGCTGAGCAGCACGTCCGAATTCTGATACTCGGTCGAGCGGCCATCGGCGAACGTCACCTTGCGCACATTGCTCTTCAGCGCGGTATCGACCGCGTCGAGATCCTCTTGCGTCCAGGCCATCAGCGTTTTCCGATCCAGTTCCCGCTACGCTTCGTGAAGCGGTTGACAGGGTTGCGTTTCGAGGTGGGCACCTGCGGTGCCTTGGGTTTCGTGGGCACCGGCGACGCCTTGGCCACGGCGGGCAAAGGTTCGTCTTTCCCGACGAAACCATGATTCAACATCGGGTCTATCGGCAGCGGCAGCTCAGCTTGGTCCGGCACGCGGTAATCCCTCGGCACCCACCGCATGTGCGTGCGGGCTTGTGCGAACGGCGGACGTAGAAGGGAGGCGTAGCCGTAGACCAGAAGATCCCAGGTCTCGTTGCGAGGCCGGACCTTCTCCCACTTGCCCTTCTTTAGCTCTTCGGCCGTGATCTCCTCGACATGATGGTCGAGAAGGCGGCCTGTCGCGCCTTCGTCCTGCCCCGCCTTCAGCGGACCGCCCCCAGTCTTGCCGCCGGGAAGGTGGATATAGCCGGGGCCAGGCTCTGCGCGCCGGAGGCGAGCGTCGATGACACCCTTGATCCGATGCACGTTCGGCAACCACAGCTCGGCCGAGGTTCGCTTGGCGCCGCCGCGCCGCTTCTGCTCCGCGAACTTCGCGCGGGGCATCAGCTCGCCCGTCATGCTGTTACCACCCTTGGTGAGGGTGATGCGGTTCTTCTGGACGCCCGCCGCACGCGCCATTTCCCATAGCGCCTTGGCAAACTCCGCCGCGCCCTCGCCCTTCACCCCGCCGCCGCCAACGTCCAGCTGGACGGTGAGCGGCGGCGGCGACATGCCCGAGCCGTCCGCCAGGGGATAGCGCCGGTCCCATAGAGACAGCATCACACGGGCATGTTCGGGATGGCTGAACGGCGCCAGCGACGTGATCCCGTCTTCCAGAACATCGGTCGACCAGCGATCGACGATCCAGCTTTCGAGGCCATCCCCGAAGGCGAGCGCCATATGCTCCAGCCGGTTGGCCTGCGTGTCGGTCAGGATCACCCAAACCTTCGCGCCCCGCGGCATCACGCCGAGGTGCAGGCCTTGCTCGCGGCGGAGCTTGAGCGTGTCGGTCTCAACCGGCTTCTCGCCCGAGTGCTTCGACCGATAATTCTTGCCGCCCTGCGTGTTGATCACGGTGCGCAGTGCGCTTTCATCCTGCCGCACCTCCCATGCGATCTGGGCGTCTCGCCACTTGCGGGCCAGCGTCGGCCAGCTGGGCAGCGCCATCAGGCCATCCACCCGAAAGGTGCGGCGGCGCTTAGAGACGCCATGGTTCGCCTGCACGAACCCATAGTTCGGCAGTCGGCCGCAGCTTTCATGCAGCTTGCGGCGATCGCTCGGCTCCAGGATGCAGCCGTTCGTCGGGCAGACGACGTGCGCAGTGGCCTCGGCCTGGTCGGCGGTGCCGCCAGTGTCGAAGCGCAGATCGCGCAGGAAGTCGATTTCCCAGCGCTCGCCGCAGTGCGGGCACTCCGGCCAGATCCGTTCATCGGTGCCGTCGGCGACGAAGGCTTCGATGCCGCTCTTCTCGTCCTTCGCGGGCGAGCTGCTGATGTACTTCTTCTCGCGGCCTTCGTGGCTGATGAAGCGGCCATCGAGCAGCGCAATGCCGCTGCCCTGCCCGCCTTCGCCGCCGGTCTCGCCGATATTGTCGTCGTACTGGTCGTAATCGTCGAGCCAGCCGAACCGGATCGACAGCTGCGTGAACTGCGAGGCTACCGGCCACACCGTGGTCAGCATCATGCCGTGGAAGAGCTTGATCCACTGATTGTTCGCATTGTCGGCGGGGCGAAGCTTTGTCTGCACCGCCGACGTGCCCGCGATCATGGGATCGAGGCGGCCTTTGACGAACTTCTCGGCCATCAGCCGATCAGGCTGGCAGACCAAAGTATCCGACGGGTCGCTCTCGACGATCCAGCCCAGCCAGTCGACGCCGATCGTCGTGGCGCCGCACTGCGCCGGCTTGATGATGCCGATTTCGGACGTGACCGGGTCCGACAGGGCCAGGCGCAGTTCGTTCTGCCAGGGCAGCGTGTCCGGATCATAGCCGCGATGGCGGATCGACCACTGCAGCAGGTTGAGCTTGTCGCGCGGGCGGTAGCTGGGCGCCGCGCGTCGCAGGATGTCGCCCCTAGTCGGAAAAGGCGGGATCACCCAGCGCGGCGGCGGGATCATGGGCGCCGTCGCCAAATTCGTTGCTCCAGTTTTCCATCATCGTGGCCAGCTGCTGCTGATCGTCGTGCATCAGCCGTTCGATCGCGGTCAGTTGGTCGCGGGTGAGATCGATTTTCTTCGCTAGGCGGGCCGTGAAGGTCGCCTGTCGCTGCTGGAAGCGGCTGAGAATGTCGCCGATCGCGCCGACCACTTCCACGAACGGCACCAGCTCGCGGCGCTTCTCCGCCAGCTTCGTGGCGATCACCTCTTCTTCGAGCAGCTGCTTCCGCTCGGCGATCGAGAACCCGGCCATGGGCTGGGCAGTAACACCGACGCCGAGGTCCAGGCCGAGCTGGCGCAGGTCCTCGGCGCGCTTCCGCGCTTCCTCTGTCTTTCGGGCTTCCTCGGCATTCCATGCGAGGATCGCGCCCTTGATGTCGATTTCGTAGGCGTCGCCGTTCGAGCCGCGCTTGATGATCCACGGCTGATCCGGCTGCGCGGCGATCCACTTCCGGATCGTCGGTTCGGACGCCAGCCCCGTTGCTGCGAGATCAGCCAGGTTACCGAGCATCAGACGGACCCAAACCGAAAGAACAAGAGGAAGCCGCCGGAAAATACACGACACTCGCACGCGCCGCGCCTTTGGCCCCCGCATAGCGAGGATGCCGGGGAAGGACCCAAGCCACCCCCACCCCCCCGCGCCCGATCGGCCGTGGTCGCGCAACGATGTTGCGCCGCCTCGCCGCTTTCGGCCTGCTGGTTGAAAGAATATTGCGCCATCGGGGGAAATCCGGTCGAGGCTGCGCGCCCCTGCAGGTCTGCCGCCGCCTTTCGGTCGAGGCGGCACCGCCCCTGCCCCGCATGCGACTGCCCCAAGGCTATCTGCTGGATAGCCGGAATGGGGCTCCAGGCGAACAACTGATATTTGCTCGACATCACATTCTACCCCTTGCGTGCCTCTACCCTCGGTTTTCTGCGGCGTTCAGAGCGCGGCAGATGCGGGTCAGCGCACGGCCGTACCGCATGCGATAAGCGTCCGGATCGACGGTCTTCCGCGCCGCCGCGCGCAGTTCCGACTTCGCCAGCCTTTCCGCGATCCACCCCCACTCAGGTCGGGCGGCGCGCTGCAGCTGGGCCAGCACGATGCCGACCAGCTTGCGGTCGCGCTCCGGCACATGCTGCAGCCAGCCGAGCGCTTCTTCCATGCGGCCCACCTCATCCGACAGCAGGCCGGGGAGCCGGGGCCGCGCGTCGACATCCATGTCGCCGTAGTCGCCGAAGGCATGGTGCCGCCGCACGTCGGGCCACACCGCCTGCAGCCGATGCCATCCTGCCTCGCGATCGGGCAGGCGGGCGAGGAAAGCCCACGCCTCCACCAGTCGGTCCTGCACATCCGTGAACGTCCAGCCCAAGCTTCCGAGCCCGGAACCTTCCTGACGAACCCTTCCGGCAATCGAAAAGTCCGAACTCATTGGAATACCTCACTATTATCTATCTTGATGGAAGGTTTGGAAGGGTTGGAAGGATGTACAGGTATTTTGCATCGCGCATGCGCACACACGCCCGCACCCGCACCCACGCCGCAACACATCGCCAATCCTTCCAACCCATC